TACTGGAAATCTTACATTAGATGGTGCTGCTGGAACTTCTGGGCAGTATTTAACATCAGCAGGTTCAGGAACTCCAACTTGGACAACTATTACATTTCCAGCTTCATTTACTACTGGTATGATTATTATGTGGTCAGGAACTATTGCTACTATTCCAAGTGGTTGGTTACTATGTAATGGTTCTTCTGGAACTCCTGATTTAAGAAATAGATTTGTTATTGGAGCTCATTCTGATAGTGGTGGTGCTGCTAAAACAACTGTAACAGGTTCTTCTACTTTAAGTGGTGGTAGCAAAGATGCTATAGTAGTTAGCCATACTCACACAGCTTCAAGTTCTAGTGAAAACGCACATAGCCATACTTATGACAAATCTGGATCAGTTACTGGAAATGTATCAGGATTTTCTGGTAGTATTGCTTCTGGTTCTGCAGTGACAAACACAAATACAGTACCTGCTCACAATCACACAATAACAGTTAGTAGTGCAGGTAGCTCTGGAACAAATGCTAACTTACCTCCTTACTATGCTTTAGCATACATAATGAAATCTTAATATGGCAACTAAAAGATTACAATTTACAGACTGGCTACCAGACCAACCAGCAAACGCAGGTAGTTTAAATGATGCTAAAAATGTATATCCTGTCGGTATTGGTTATGGTGCTTTTCCTAGTGCAGTAGATTTTTCTAACGCTGCTAGTGAAGATATTAGTAATATATTTGTAGCAAAGTTTGGAGCTAATGTAGAAGTATTTGCAGGAGGTGCTACAAAATTATTTAAATTAGACATTGCAACACTTAACCTAAATGATGTATCTAAATCAGGTGGTTATGGTGGTAATGGCACATGGAGATTTGAGCAGTTTGGTAATGTCGTGTTAGCTTGTAACGATACGCAAAAAATACAAGCATGGACTATCGGTTCATCTACAGCGTTTGCAGATGTTGCATCAACAGCTCCCATAGCTAAAGACATTGCTGTTGTTCGTGACTTTGTATTTGCAGGTAACATTGGTACAGGCACAAATCCAGATAAAGTTCAATGGTCTGATATTAATGATGAAACAGATTGGACTTCTGGTGCTACAAGTCAAAGTGACTTTCAAATTATTCCTGATGGTGGTAATGTTCAAGCTATTACAGGTGGTGAATTTGGTGTTATATTTTTAGAAAAATCTGTGGTTAGAGCTTCATATGTTGGTTCGCCATTGTTCTTTCAATTTGATACCATCTCTAGTGGATTAGGTTGTTTAGAGGGTAACTCTGTTGCTAGGTACGGAAACATTAGTTTCTTCCTGTCAGATGATGGGTGGTATTCTACAGATGGACAAACAGTAACAAACATAGGATTAGAAAAAATAGATAGATGGTTTTTTAGTAGAGTTGATTTAACTCAAATTAATACAATGAGTGCTGCTGTAGACCCAGTTAAAAACCTTGTTGTTTGGAATTATGCCGATGTTGATGGAAACAGAAGAATACTTATTTATAATTGGCAATTAGGAAAATGGTCAAGAGCTGAAACTACATCAGATGTAGTAGGTACTATTGCTACTTTAGGAGAAACATTAGAAACTTTAGTAAGTAGTTTAGGTTATACAGATATAGATACTATGCCTGCATCACTAGATTCACGATTGTTTATAGGTGGTAAATTTTTATTTGCAGGTGCTAAAGGTACTAAAATAGTAGTATTTACAGGAACATCTATAACTCCACAACTTATTACAACAGATATAGAAATTGGCTATAATTCTGTAGCAACATTAGCAAGACCACAAATAGATAATGGCACAGCACAAGTGGCTGTAGCTAGTCGCAGAGAACTAGATGACACAATTACATTTAGCTCATTTGTTCCTGCTACATCAGAGGGTAGATGTAATTTAAGAAGTGCAGGTAGGTATCATAGGTTTAATGTACAACCTACAGGTAATTGGACAACAGCAATGTCTGTAGATGTAGATGTAAAACCACAAGGCAATAGATAATGCCTAGAATGTATCGTACACTTCCCTATCAAGGTGGTGACCCTAGAGCAGTTGCAGAAGTAGTTAATAACGCTATGAATGGTAAAACTAATAATAGTGGTACTTTTACTTTAGCAACATCATCTACAGAAACTACAGTTAATAATGAAAGAGCAGGTTTTGATTCAGTTATCGTATTGTCATCAAGAACTGCAAATGCAGCAGCAGAGTCAGACCATACATATATTAAAACAAAAGCCAAAGGTAGTTTTATTATAGGGCATAGAAATACATCTCATACTGATGTAACATATGATTATATCATTGTTGGATAAATTTTATGAAACTATATGTAGTGCCTACGAATCAAGTGCAAAGATTTTGGTATCTTGCAGAACCTTTATTACAAAAAGCATTAGACAAAGGTAACAACGAATTTACAGCAGACCAACTAAAACTGCTAGTAACGCAAGGTCAGCAACAATTACTTTTAGTAATGAAAGAAGATAAGTGTTATGTAGCTGTCACTGTTCAGTTTATTAATTACCCAAATGATAGGGTTGCATATATTACTTATATAGGTGGTAAAAATACTAAAGCAGGGTTTGAGCAGTTTAAACAGTGGGTCAAACATAATGGTGGTACAGCAATACAAGGGTCTACTAAATACGAGAGTATAGCTAGGTTATGGAATAGGCTATATGGTTATCAAAAAAAATATACGCTGATGGAACTCAAATTAGATGATTAATTGGAACAAAAAATATAATTACAAAGATGGATTGCTACTAACTAAAGAAAATATACAGGTTGGATGGAAAGATAAAAATTATATTAGAACAACGCATAAAGGAAAAACTTATCGTGTTCACAGAATTATCTGGGAAATGCACAATGGAGATATACCTAAAAAATTACAGATAGACCATATTAACAATAACGGCTTTGATAATAGATTAGAAAATTTACAGTTAGTTACTAATCTACAAAATTGTGCAAGAAGAACTATCCCAAAAGGTTTTTCTATAGACAATAGTAACAAAACTAGACCTTATGTAGCACAAAGAAGAATCAACAATAAAAGAAAACATATAGGTTATTTTGGAACTCCTTGCGGAGCTTATTTAGCAACACTAACATTTAAACATAGGAACAACAATGATATTAAAACTTAAAGTATGGCTACTTAAAAAGCTCTTAAAAGATGTAGCAGGTTATGGTATTGAAGGTGATACTAAACTAGCTCATATTAATGACTTTGAAGATAAACTTCTTAAATCCGTAGGGGGTGAGGGTAGCATTAACTTAAAAACAGGATTGGTTCAAATGAAAGGTGGTGGTGGTGGACAAACACAAAACACTACACAAAATATTGACCCTGCTATCTTGCCATACATAACTTATGGTTTAGATGAAGCAAAAGGTTTATATCAAGATGCTTCCCCAGAATATTACCCAGATGCAACTTATGTTCCAGCATCAGGAGCAACAACAGAAGCATTAGGTTTAGCAGGTGACAGAGCAAGAACTGGTAGTCCATTAGTACCAGCAGCTCAAGCACAACAGTTAAGCACAATTAGTGGTGACAGACTATCAGCAGGTAATCCATATTTTTCTGCAATGATGGCAAGTGCAGCAACTCCTGCTGTAAATGAATTTAATAAAGCTATTAGAGATATTGGTAGCAGAACAGCAGCATCAGGTAGATATGGTTCAGGTGCTATGGGCGAAATGGAATCACAAGCAACAGAAAATTTAGCAAACTCTTTAACTAACAGAGCAGCAGAATTAGCTTACAGTAACTTTGGTGCAGAAAGGGCAAGACAAGATGCAGCTATTGCATCAGCTCCACAAATGGCAGCTGCAGATTATACAGACATAAATCAATTAGCTAAAATAGGTCAAACTCAAGAACAATATGCAAAAGATAAATTAAATGCAGATATTGGTAGGTTTGAGTTTGGTGAAAATAAACCTTATAATAAATTACAGTCTTACTTGTCGGCAGCATATGGAGCTCCAGCTCCAGTTAATACAACTACAACATCTTCAGGTGGGGGTAAATAATGGCAGCTCCAGTATTAGTAGGAATGGGAGTGGGTGCATTAACTTCTTTAGCTATGGGTAAAAACCCACTAATGGGAGCAGCAGTTGGTGGTGCAAGTGGTGGTATGTTTGGTGGTGCAGGAGGATTTGGCTCTGGATTTGGGTTTGATTTGGGAAGTAATGTAGCAGCAAATACAGCTTCAACAGGTATAGCAAATGCAGGTACAGCATTAGGTCAAGGTGGTATGAATACAGCAGCAGGACAAGGTTTATTAGGAGCAACACCTACATTTGCATCAGTCGGAGTGCCACAATTTGGAAGTGTAGTAACTCCAGAAAACACACCTAACTTATTAATGGACTCTGCATACAATGCACCAATATCACCTACAGATGCTTATACAGGTGATTTAAGTATGATGGCTTCTGATAATTTAGGGTCTACACAAACAATTGGTTTAGACAATCCTGATTTATTTACAAATGGTGGTTATGACCCTACCTTAACTCCAGACCAACTAAACTATCAACCTAACTTTACACCAATAGCAGGAACAAATGAAGGTGGTGGTGGATATGAATATGGATTGCTAGACAATTTTAAAGTATCTGATTATGCACCATCAAACGCAGTTATGAATGAAATGGCAATGGGTATGGGAATAAATGCACTTACACCAGAACAAAGACAAAGACTAGAAATACAACAAGCTAATGTAATGAGAGGTAATTTGCCACAAGGCAATCAAGGCATTGGTGGAAATTATATATCAAGAGCAACATAGGGGAAAACAATGGCAAACGGATTATTTGATTACTTTAACAACATGAACATTTTTGGAGTATCTCCAGGTGGTCAAGTGCAAAGTTTATTAGACAACGACCTTATTTCAAAAGAAGCAATAGAAAGAGCTAAAAAACAATCTATTGGTTCAGGTCTTATTACTGGTCTTGCTAGTTATCTTGCACAACCTAAAAATCAAGGATATGGAAGTTCAGCTCCCTACCTTGCTAAAGCATTTTTAAATGCTAACCAAGCAGCTCAAGTGCCATTTCAAGGAGTAGCAGATAAATATTTAATGGGCGAAAAATTAAAAGATACAAAAAGAAATCAAACATTAAGGGATGAGTTGTTAAAAGACCCATCTATAGCAAATGACCCAATAGCAAGAGCTGCTGTAATGCAAAATCCTGTTGAAGTTTATAAACAAAGGTTTGGAACAGCAAAAGAACTTCCTTACAATGTGCAAGAATTAAATAGTGAAATTGCATCTTTATCAAGTCTTCCTGAATACAATAATGTAGATAAAGTAGTTATAAGAAACCAAGCATTTAAAAACATTCAAGAAAGAAAGAAAGGTCAAAATCAAACTATATTTAATCAACCAGCAATAGAAACTTCTTATGATAAAACTGTAGGAACAGGAAGAGGAACTAAAGATTTAAATTTAATAGAACAAGCTGAACGAGTGCCAGTAAATTTACAAAAAATGGACGAAACTGTACAGTTAATTAGAAATCCAAAAACAAATGTTGGCTCTTTTGCAGACTTTCAAACAAGGATAGACGCAGCTAAATTAAAATTCTTAAATGTTGGTGGTAAAATATCAGAGTCAGTAAGTAATACTCAACTATTAGACTCTCTGTTAGGGTCAGATGTATTTCCTATGATTAAAGCATTAGGTATTGGAGCAAGAGGTCTTGATACACCTGCAGAAAGAAAATTCTTACAACAAGTAATGACTGGTGAGATTGGAATGACAAGAGATACATTAACAAAAATGACTATGATAAGAAGAAGACAATTTGCAAAAATTGCCAAAGATTACAATATAGGTCTTTCTAGTGGTAGATTTGATAGGGTACAAAAAATAGCTAAATTAAGTTCTATTAATCTTAAAGAGGGGGCAAACACACCTCTTATCTCTCAAGGTAAAAATGATACAACAGGGAAAGTTTTTAATATTTACGCTGATGGAACTTCTTATTATTTAGATGATGAAGGAAATGTATCTAATAATAAAGTAGAAGGCTTTAAGTGGCTAGATTATAATTATGATTTTTAGGAAAAAAAATGACAGATAAATTTAGCATAATAGCTCCAACAGTTACTGTAACTCCAGATGGGCAAAATCAATTTTCAATAATAAACCCTATGCAAAAGGATGTTGTAGACCCTAATGCAGATATTGATTTTTCAGCAAATAAAATGATGGAAAATTTATTGCCTAGCTTAAAACAAGAAGCAATAGATATAGGTTCTGCACTTATGAGTCCTATGGAAACAGGCGAAAGTTTATTAAATATTATTATAGGTGGTGTTCAAAAGTTAGCCCCTTCTGGTTATACTAGTGGTGATAAAATTAAATACGCTAACGCTATAGGTGAATATTACGCAAATAAATATGGAAGTTTAAATGCTTTTAAAAGAGAGCTACAAAATAACCCTGCTTCAGTGCTGGGTGATGCCTCTATGTTTATTACTGGTGGAGCAACTGCCACAGCAAAAAGTGTTGGTCTAGTTAATAAACTTGCAAAAACAGAAACTTTAGGAAAAGTTGCTGATGTTGCAGGTGATGTAGCAAAAGTCGGTGCTTCTATTGACCCTTTTAATATAGCGTTAAATACTTCATTAACTGGTGCTGGTCAAGGCATTAGATTATTAGGAGCAGGTGAAGATGTTGCATCTAATTTGTACGAAAGTGCTTTAAAGCCATCTATGACACTTCCACAAAATCAAAGAAAGGCTATAGTAAAAACTGCATTAGATAACAAATTAGGCATTAATTCTAGTGGAATAGATAAGTTGCAAAGTCGTGTTGCTGATTTAAATGCAAGAGTAGATAAATTAATAGATACAGCAACTGATGCAGATGGAGGTATTCCATCAGATGTTATATTTAAAAATTTACAAGATTTAAAAAAAGATGTTGGTGGATTTAGAATTGACGCTGCTGACGATTTAAAAGAAATTGCAATAATTGAACAAAAATTTCAAAAATGGATAAAAAAAATAGGAAAAGATAAAACAGTTACAGCAAAAGATTTGCAAGAATTTAAAATTGATATTAGCTCTAAAATTAATTGGAAATCCAAAAATTTAAGAGGAACTCCAACAGAAGAAAAATTATTTAAAAATTTACGCAAAAGTGCAAAAGAAGGCATTGCAGACGCAATACCAGAAATATCTCCATTAAATAAAGAATTAAGTGATTTGTTAAATTTAGAGCCTTATTTAATACGAGGAGCAGATAGAATAGGAAATAGAGATTTTATGGGAATTGGACCTGGCATAAAATCATCTGGCGGTAGAGCTATTGCTGGTGATGCAGGAGCAGCAGCAGGAGTTCTTTCAGGTATCTTTGATATGCCAAGAGTAAAATCTGGACTAGGAATAGCATTTAATGAGTACAGAAATAATCCAATATCTGCATTATTAGACAATAAAGCTACTAGACCATTAATAACAAATCTTTTAGGCACAGTTGGTGATGCAAACTATGACAATAGTTTACTACCTTTTAAAGAAGTTAAAAATTTGTATGGCAATTAAATGACCGATATTAACCCACAAGAGTTTGGAAGAATGAAAGAACAAATAGAGCATTTACAAAAAAGCCAAGATGAACTTGCTAAAGACATGAAGGCAATGTTGGCTCTAGCAAACCAAAGTAAAGGTGGGTTCTGGGCAGGTATGGCTATTGCTGCCTTTGCATCTTCATTAGTAACTATATTTATAAAGCAATGGATAAATTAAAAAACAAACTTAAACCTATTCTTATTACATTAGGTTTATTAGCTGTATTACCTGTAACACCAGTAGCACTTTGTTTATTATATGGATGGGTTGAATAATGTTACAAGCACTGTTACCACTAATTGGAAATGTCATAGATAGAGTTGTTCCTGACAAGAACGCTAACGCTAAAGCAAAAAGAGAAATAGAAAAGTCTCTTGTTGAGAATGCTAATGAATTATTATTAGCACAAACAGAAATTAATAAAGTAGAAGCTGGACATAGGTCATTGTTTGTTGCAGGATGGCGACCAATGATAGGTTGGTCATGTGCCTTTGGTGTGTTTTGGCTTTTTGTAGGGCATCCTTTTGCAGTTTATATAGATGGGTTAGATGGTGTAACATCTCCTATCCCTACTATTGACCATGAGATTTTATTAGAATTAACTTTTGCTTTACTCGGAATGTCTGGATTGCGTACTTTTGAAAAACTAAAAGGCATAGCTAAATGATAAAAGCATCACCTCATTTTAGTATAGAAGAATTAACATTTAGTGAAACTGCGGCAAGAAAAGGTATAGACAATACACCATCTGATGATGTGTTAGACAACCTATACAAAACAGCAATGGAGATGGAAAATGTTAGAGAACTACTTAATAATAATCCTATACTTATTAGCAGTGGCTATCGTTGTTTGGAGCTTAATGAATTACTGGGTTCTAAACCAACTTCGGCACACATTAGAGGACTGGCTTGCGACTTTACTTGCCCAAAGTTCGGTGACCCTGATGACATTGTGGATGCTATTTTTAGGTCTGATATTCTTTATGACCAGATTATTTTGGAACATAGTAGCTGGTGTCATTTGGCTTTTCCAAAAGATGGAGAAAGTGCTAGGAAAAAAGCGTTAATTATTAATAAGAAAGGAACAATGATTTACTCGCAATAATGCCCCTTAAACACAAAATAGTTTTAAAAGCATTACTAACTATGCTAGGCATTTGTTTGTTATTATTAACAATCTACTTATTGGTAATATACATTATATGAAAATATTAGTTTTGGATATAGAAACAAGTCCACACACAGGATTTCATTGGGGGTTGTTTCAACAAAACATTAGCTTGAATCAACTTATAGAATCATCAACAGTTTTGTGTTGGGCAGCAAAATGGTTAGATAAAAAGAAAATATTTTTTTCTAGCGTGTATGACACAACAGCAGCAAAAATGATTAAAGAAGTACATGAGTTAATCAATGAAGCTGATGCTGTTATAACTTACAATGGCAAAAGATTTGATATGCCAACATTAAACAAAGAATTTTTAATACACAAACTACCACCTCCAAGTCCTTACAAAGATATAGATTTATTAACAACAACTAGAAATAAATTTAAATTTGCTAGTAACAAACTAGATTACATTGCACAAGTTTTAGGTATTGGTATGAAAACTAGCCATGAGGGGATGCCATTATGGATTGAGTGTATGGCAAAAAATCCTAAAGCATGGAAGTTAATGAAAAAGTACAATATTAATGATGTAAAATTAACAGAAGAAGTTTACTACAAACTTCATGGATGGATTACAGTTCATCCAAATCATAATTTAGAAACTAAAGAAATGTGTTGCCCAAATTGTGGAAGTTATAATTTACAAAAACGAGGAGTGCAAATATCTCTAACGAACAAGTACCAAAGATTTCAATGCCAAGATTGCGGCAAGTGGAGCAAAGGAAAAAAACCCATAGAAAAAATACAATCAGAGTCGGTTATACCCATATAAGGAAAATAGAAATGGATGTACAACTAATAGCATTGCACATGGCAGACAAAACCATAGATGCAGTAGATGTTGTACAAGGCGAGTCAGAACTGATTATACATTTATCTGATGGCAGTTCTGTAGAATTAATAGTAGATAGTATATATATGAATGTACAAGAGCTTGATGATTAGCCAAGACCTCTTTGTATCAAAAACAAATAAAAACCGCACCACGAAGCCTATGACACTTCCAGACGGCACAGAAACACACAATTGCAGCAAGGACTATATGGTCTATTGTGAAGCATTAAATTTATCTAAAAAGACTTTAGCGTTTAGACAGACATTTTTAAAAAAAATAGATAAACCACAACAACAACAAAGATTAAACAAATTGAAATATTGGCTAACATTTATTTGGGATAAAGGATGACAGAACAACAAATTAGAAAAATGCTTGAACAAACAGAAATAAAAAAACTGTTAGAAAAAGGTATTACTAGAGAAACAAAACCTTATGGAAGATATGATTCTACAGGGCAAGAAATTATTTCTGAAGTAATAGAAAATACACCTTATACCAGAGACAAACCTTTTTATGCACCTGCTCAAGCAGTTGCAGGAGATGCAATTAATTATAGTGTAGATGCTTTAAATCTATTAAGCTCACCAATTAGCAAAGGTTTAAAAGCAGCAGGTGTTCCTAATATTACAGGTGAGGGTTTTCTTGGTGATGTAATGTATGGTAAGTCTGGTGATGCACTAAATCAAATGTCTCTTGGACAGACTGTTGATGCTGATGGAGTAATAGATTTAGGATTAACAGCTTTAACACCTCTTGGATATGGAGTAAATTTGTTATCAAAAGCAGTGCCAAAGATAATGGAAGCATCTAGTTTTATGAAGTCTGGAGACAACATATCAATAGATGACATGAATGAATTAGCACAAAGCAGAGCTAAATTTAAAGAAGGAGATATGATTGCAAGTTACAAAAACAGACCTGATACAATGGGTGGTCGTAAAATTGACACTGACATAGTAAGAGAGCAATTTCCAGAATACAATAACCCTGATACTTTTATAAATCAATTAATGGGATTGACAGGTAGTAGATATAGAGCATCCGATATTCATGAAGGTGCTTCAGACTTATCTAAAACAATGTATAAAGATTTATTAGATGCACCAATACCAAAAGGAGCAACTGATAAAGTAACATTTACAGCAGGTGGTGCAGGTACAGGTAAGGGTAGAATAATGTCTTTATTAAGTAAAAAAGATGCACCAGATTTAAATTCAAAAGCATTTTATGATACCAATTTATCTGGATTTGATTCTGCTAAAAAGAAAATTGATATGGCTATTAAATCTGGAACAGGCAAAACACCAGTAGATATATTTTATGTATACAGACCATTAGGTGATGCTTTTAAAGGAACATTAAAAAGAGCAGGAAACCAAGCTGAAAAATTTGGCAGTGGTAGAATTGTAACAGTTGATGCTATGACAGAAACAGCATTAGGTTCATTAGACACAATCAAAAAGCTAGAAAAAGCATATGAAAATAATCCTTTAGTTAATATTAAAGTAGTAGACAACTCAACTGATGTTCCAAAAATAATTACAACTAAAGAATTACCTAAAGTTAAAACTAAAGCAGAGGCAGAAAAAGAATTATTCAGATTGTTAAGAGAAGAAAAAGCAAGACCAGATACAAAAATAACAGATGAAGTTTACAATAGAATTATGAAAGGCAAGAAAGACCCAATTGCAGAAAAAGAAGCATTTGATAATTCTGGAGAAGTGCTAGGAGATATAATCTACGGATATTAAAAAAGCTCCCTTTTGAGGAGCTTGATTAACCTAGTTAGTTTACCTACTTTTTTACTGCTAGTTCAAAACTACCTACACAGTTATAAACTTCATAACCCTCAAAAGATTCATTTTCTATTTTTGTAAAATAATCTCTTGACCCACCAACAAACCAAGCACCATTAATACCTAATGTATTGTATAAGCTAAATTTTGTTTTTTTTGCAACGCTATATTCTTTTTCATCAACAGGCATTACACAATCTACCATCCCATTAAATTTTGAATTTACTTTAATATATAAATTATCAATATTATTTTTAATAAATGATTTTAAAGTCGCTCTTGTTACTTTAGCCATATCTACTCTCCTTTGTTAATTAATATGCCACTTCTAAAGCAATCTCATGATACCTAGACTTTGGAACAGTCCAGTGCTCAATTGCGTGTTTTTTTGCTAAATATAAATTATTAGCAGCAATTCCATTTTTAATTTCTCCAAGTTTAATTTCTAATTTTTCTTTTTCATAAAACGCAATCCATCCTTTTATCAAAGGAAAATCATATTCACTCATTACACAGCTCCCAATTCAATAACCAACGCAACCCAAGCAACAGCCAAACCACCCCAAAAAACCAACCCTTCAACCAGTATTTTTTCCATCTCTTGTCTCCTTTGTTATTAACCCTACATACATATAATAGCAAATCCACAGTAAATAGCAAGTCTTTTTACAAGTATTTTTAAGTTATAAAATACCATCATCATAGTCATCATCAGGATAATATGGCATCCCATTTGAATATTTCTTGTCCCATTCAGCTTCACATTTTCCACAAAAAACTACATCACCATTCCAACCTGTGCTACCACATTTAAGTTTAGGTTCTGTTTCGGAAGGTCTGCCACTCCAGACCTTTTCCTCACAAACACCGCTTGATTTATTAATATCTCTCATTGGGTTCATTATGCAATCTCCTTTTCTTCTTCCATTTTTGCAAAGATTAATTTCTTTGCATTGTTAAGAACTTTAGTAGCCATTACAGCATTGTTCGGTGCAACCCAACCCTCGTTATCTTCACCATTGAGTTCCTCACCTAGTAACTCTTGTACATCAGACAACATACCTGCAATGTACATCAAACTTCTTTCATATTCTCTATCCATTATTTTTCTCCTTTGTTATTTAACCTACAAATACATAATAACAAACTGAACGAATAATGCAAGTCTTTTAACAAAATACTTTACTTTTATATTTAAACTGTTATTATGTATCTGTTGTTAATAAATAAGGAGAAATTATGAAAGTTACAGTTTTTGAAAAAACAGAGCCAACACT